CAACTGGACCACGTTCAGCGCGACCACCAACCTAAACTACGGGGGATACGGGTCCCAGAACGTATGGTACGACATGAACATCAGCGGCGCGATGCGCTTCTGGCAGGTCATACCGGCGGTAGTCACTCCCCCGAACACCCTGAGCATCACGAGCGCGGCGCAGTACAACACGCCGAACGACATCGAGATGTACCGGCTGAACAAGGACGACTACTACAACATGACGAACAAGGCCTCCCAGGGCCGGCCACTGCAGTACTACGTCAACCGTGACGTCGCAGTCGGCAACCAGGCGCTGGGGTGCAGTATCGATCTGTGGCCGGTAGCGGACGCGGTGACCGTCGGCCTCAATGGCATCATAGTCGCGCGCCGGCAGCGCTATATCCAGGACGTCGGGAGTCTTCAGCAGATGCTCGAAGTCCCTACCCGGTGGTTCTACACCGTGTTATTCATGCTCTCCGACGCCCTGGCCTATTGCACGCCGGAAGCCAAGCCCGACAGAATCCAAATGGTACAGGCACGGCTCCCGGAGATGAAGCGTAACCTCTGGATCGAGGAGCGGGACCGGTCCCCCTTCAAGATGAACTACAACTTGAGGCCATATACTCGATGAGCGAGTACCTCAACACGCTCGGCAACAACACGCTCGCCATTGGGATATGTGCCCGGTGCAGCATGAAGCGCGCCCAGGACGAGCTGCAGCCTGACGTCAACTACCCTGGACTCATGGTGTGCGGGGCCCAGGGCTCGGTCAACGGGCACCGCAGCTACAGCGGCACCAACGGCTGCGCTGACGCCTACGACCCGTACCGTATGCCGCCCCGTGAGACCGAGGACATCGTGCTCGAATACCCGCGACCGGACGTACACCTGACCACAGTCAGCGTCGCGCCCGGCGCCGCAGCAACTGTTCCGCCCGGCGGAGCGACGTGGCCCCCATCGCAGTTCCCGGACGACGGCCTGCAAGCAAACCAACAGCCCCCCGACGGCAACTACCCATTCGTACCGGACTGATCCATGCAAACAACCACACTTACTGGCGTAATCGCAACTAAGAACGTAGGCACCTCGCTCGTTGCTATAGGCGGCTTCACTGCCCCGGCCGGCGGCGCGACCATCTCGCACCTCGCGGTAGCGAGCACCAGCGGCGCGACGATCACCGTCAACGTGTCGCTCTACAATGGATCCGTCGACTACTATATTTCCTGCGGGTACTCACTTGCGCCGGGTGACACTCTGAACCCGGTCGGTGAGATGGGGCGCATCGTGCTCGCATCTGGCTGGTCGATCCGCGTCAGCGCGTCCGTGGCTTCGGACTGCGACGCGACCGCATCAGTGGTGAGCTACAGCTAATGCGTAATTTTGGGAATTCCCAGAAGAACCTCTACGTCAGCCCGCTCACTGTCTTCGACAGCGTCGGCAGTCTCTGGGGTGCGGCTACTGGTGGCCCGCAGGGTGCGGGAACGATCAATGTCGCTGGTGGTTTTTTTATCAACGGCGTCGCTGTTGCAACTGCCACAAACGTCAATGCCAACAACCTTACCGGCACGACGCTCGCAGCTGGTGTAGTCAACTCAAGCCTGACTTCGGTCGGTACGCTCGGTAGCTTAACAGTCTCTGGTACCGTATCAGGTGGGACATTCAGCGGAGCAGGCACGAACCTTACGGGTACCGCTGCGTCACTGAGTATCGGTGGCTCGTCAGCGTCGTCAGCCGCTTCGCCGGCCGGATCATTGACTGGCGCCACTCTCGCGGCAGGCGTAGTTAACTCAAGCCTGACTTCGGTCGGTACGCTCGGTAATCTTACAGTCAGTGGCACGACGACGCTAGGTGGTGGCTCTCAGGCTGTGACGACCGGGTCATTCACCGCATCATTCACTGGATTCAGCAGTACGCCTACGCCGACGTGTACGTGGATCAAGATTGGTAACACGGTAATTCTAAATATCCCTGCTACTACCGCAACCAGCAACGCCGCAACTTTCGGATTCACCGGACTCCCCGCTGCCATTCAAACTGCCACAAGCGGCACCGAGCAGCCAGGGCCTCCGGCAGAAGACAACGGCGGCAGTGCGGCAACGTGGGTGAACTTTGCATCCGGTACAGTGACTTTCTCTAAGTCCGTATCGTACGGCGTACCCGGCTCATTTGCTGGATGGACGTCAAGCGGGACGAAGGGCTTCCAGTTCAACATCGTAATAACGTACAGCGTACTTTGATTTTTTATACAACGGAGTTTCATATGTCTAATACAGTAGTAGTTTTGTCGGAAGAATTCATGAAGCGCATCAAGACCGCCCTAGGCGAGATCCAGATGAAGGTCGCGCTCCCCGTACTCGCGGAGCTGGAGACGTGGGAGAAGAAGTTCGTTGAGGCACCCCACGAGGTGCTGACGATTGTCGAGAATCACATCGCTCCCGCGAAAGCGAAGATCGCCGCCGCCGAAGCTAAGGTCGCGGCCGACAAGGCTGCCGTAGATGCCGCCGCCGTCGCCGCCCTGAAGAAGGTCGAGGCGCCAGTGGTAGCGGTAGAAGCCGAAGTCACCAAGGTCGACACGGCCGCAGAGGCAGTCAAGGCGGCGCTGTGAGCGTCGACGCATTCAATACCGCGTTCGCACAAACAATAGGGCGGGAAGGGAAGTTCAGCAACGACGAAAAGGACCCCGGCAACTGGACCGGGGGCGCGGTCAATAAGGGCGAGCTGAAGGGGACGCTGTACGGTATCAGTGCGGCCGCTTATCCCACGCTCGACATCGCGGGCCTCGGGCTCCCGAAGGTAAAGTCGATCTACCAGAGCGACTACTGGGACAAGATGAAGTGCGACACGATGCCGGACATCGTCGCCATCGCGCTCTTCAAGGAAGCCGTTAACATGGGCGTCACCGGGGCAGCGAAGGCCCTCCAGCGCTCACTGCGGATCACGCCAGTGGACGGTGTCATCGGGCAGGTCACCATCGGCTACGCGACCTCCACGGCCCCCAAGACGGTCCTGGAGCAGTTCCTGACCGAGTGTGCGTACACATACACGCAGATGGAATCATTCAACACCTACGGCAAGGGATGGCTCAGTAGGGTCATTCAAACAGCAGTAGAGGCGCAGCTATCACCGGAAGAGATGGCTGGCCAGAACGGAGTACGACCATAATGGATATCACAGGCATTGGATCGGTCGCGGACCTGCTCAGCACGGTCGTCGATAAAATCTGGCCTGACCCCGCGAAGGCTGCGGAAGCCAAGGTCGCTATCTTACAGGCCCAGCAGGCTGGTGCCCTCAAGCAGATGGACGATGACTTCCAGACCAACCTGGAGCAGATCAAGACCAACGCCGCAGAGGCCGCGACGCCAGGCTTTCACTTCCGCGACGGCGCCGGGTGGGTGTGCGTTGCGTCGTTCGCGATAGCGGCACTTAAGTCCCCTATCGAATGGGGAGCGACCCTCTTTGGCCATCCGATCACGTTGCCGTCTATTGACCAGAGCACAACCATCCCGATGCTGATGGCGCTCCTTGGGCTAGGCGGTATGCACGTCTACCAGCAGACGCAAAAATGAACGACCAATTCGGCATGTCAGGCGAGCAGATCGAGCGCGTCTTCGGGGCGCTGTCTCGCATCGAGACCAAGGTAGACGGCTTCAAGAGCGACCTGGTGGCACACATCGCCGACGACAAGAACACCAACAAGTTCCTGTACGACAACATACAGAAGCTGAACCTGGGCGCCGCGCGCCAGAAGGGCATCATGACGGCCCTCGGCGCCGTGGGAACGGTACTTGGCGCTGGTGTCGGGTACGCGGTTGACTTACTGACCAGGGGCGCGCATCACTAATGCCTACCGCGATGACATTCCAGAGCCTGCAGGCCGACCTCCAGAACTACCTCGAAAGAGGTACAGTGCAGGACCCAATCGTCTTCGCGCAGCTCCCGGAGCTGATCAACTTCGCGGAGCGGCGCATCGCGACGGAACTGAAGCTCGCGGGCTTCATCGTGCCGGCCGTTTTCACCATGCAGGCTGGCCTCGCGGTATACGCGAAGCCTGACCGGTGGCGCAAGACTGTCTCTATGAATGTCGGCAGCTCTGCCGTAGGAACAAGCGTCCGCAACCAGGTCTACCCGCGTAGCTACGAGTACCTGCGCGAGTACTGGCCAGACGACACGCAGACCAACACCACTGTCTACGGGGTCCCGGGGCCGCCCAAGTTCTACGCAGACTACAACTACCAGAATTTCATTGTTGCGCCCACTCCAGATGCGGCCTACCCAGCTGAGCTGGTCTACTACGAGCAACCAGCACTCCTGGACAATACCAACAACACCAACTGGATCACCCAGTACCAGCCCAATCTCTTGCTCTACGCGGCGCTCCTTGAGTGCAGCCCGTTCCTGAAGAAGGACGAACGCATAGCGACCTGGCAGGCAATGTACGACCGCATCGCGGCGGTGGTCAACGAGCAGGACACGGACAAGATCATTGACCGGTCCACCACCAGGCAGGCAGATTAATGACGACATACACAAACATTTTCGGCGGCGGCACAATCAGCCCGGCTCTCGACTCGTACAACACGTTTACGATCACGTCCGCCACGCCTATCGCGCTGGTGTGGCCGCAAGAGACCGCCCCAAACAGCAACCTGTCCGCGCAGATCATCGAGTTTGCGGCGGCGAGCACGATAGCTGGCGGCATCACGCTCCCTCCCGCGAACATGGTCAGTGTCGGCCAGTTCCTGCTATTCAATAACCTGTCCTCGTTCACGCAGACCGTCTACAACAACGCGGGCGTGGTCGTATGTACCGTCGCGGCCGGGGCGATCTTCTTCGCGTACCTGCAGAACAACACGACCACGGCCGGTGTCTGGCTCGCGTTCCAGTACGGGGCCGCCGTCTCGGCGCCAAGCGTCGCGGCGATTGCCGGAGCTGGCCTCCTGGCAACTGGCTCGACGCTGTCGCAGGACATACCGGTCGTCACCTATAACGTGACCCCGGTCGTACTTGGGATCAGCAGCCGGGCGGTGCTGGTTAACTGGCAGACAGGTGCCGGCGCTGGCACCATTGACTTGCCGGCCTCGTCTGCGGTTGGCGCGAGCTGGTACGTCCAGATCAAGGACTCCAGTACCTCGCCGCTTACCGTCACCCCGAACGGGTCAGACAACATCAACGCCGGGACCGCTGGCGCGTCGATCACGATGCAGCCGAACGACTCGGCCTTCTTCGTCACCGACGGCCTGGGAAACTGGTTCACCATCGGCCTCGGCACCACGCAGCCGGTGTTCTTCAACTACCAGGCATTCAGCATCACGGGCGCCACGAACCCGGTCAGCATCGGCACCACGGCCGGCACGAGCCTGAATAAGATCGCCTACAAGATCACCGGTACCCTGACCGCGAACCTGATAATCGATTTACCGGCGTACGCGCAGACCTACTGGATCAATAACGCTACCACTGGCGCGTTCAACCTGACGTTCCAGGTCCCGACGGTGTTCCCCGGCGGCCTCACCCCGGCGGGAACCACGCAGATTGTTCCGCAGGGCATTCAAGAGATCCTGTACTCGGACGGCGCGAACGTCATCAACGCGGTCTCTGGTTCTGGATTCGGTGGGTACCCTGTCACGATAGGTCAGGGCGGCACGGGGGCGACGACGCTGACGGGCGCCCAGACGGCGCTCGGCGGGGGCGTAGTTGGTATCGCGGTATTCGGTGCGACAACGAACGCGGCGGCGCAGGCGGCGATGGCATCATCGTCCGTGGCTGACGCCTTTGTGTTCGCAATGGTGCTGTAATGGCCTACAAGATGATGCGTGTGCAGAGCGCCCCCGGCGTTCAGCGCGACGGCACATCACTCGCGGCCCAGGCATACATCGACGCCCAGTGGTGCCGGTGGCAGCGGGGCCTGCCGCGCAAGATGGGCGGCTACAAGAACACGCAGCCATACCTGAACGCGGTGTCCCGGGCGCTCTACAGTCAGGCCCAGAGCGGCTACCGGTACATCAGCTCGGGCACTCCCACGGGAGTAGATTCATTCACCATCGACAACACGGGGGTGGCGTCAGGTGTTATTGACCCGCCGTTTCCGGCGACCGTCAACCCAAGTACGACTGGGTTGCCAACTGCGAGCCTTAGCGGGCAGCCGTACACGCAAGTAAATAGCTGGCAGTTCGAGAGCCAGTACGACAACCAGACCGGACTGAATCTGCTGTTCGCATTCTGCGGACAGAACCTGCTTGACCCAGCGAACGCCGGCAACTTTCCGCTCTACTGCACCTCGATCTACAGCCCAGTGAGCTGGACGTACTCTGGCGCCTACGCGAGCGGCGTACCAGCGTACTGGTCGACATCGACGACGGCCGAGACCGGCTTCGTCCAGGTACCAGGGTATTCGACCGGCACTATCGCGGGATTCGCGGTCGGCAACAACACATACCAGGCGCTCTTTCCGAACGGCATCAGCGGCGGCATCTGCTCGCTCGCGCCATACATGACGGTCTTCGGGAACAACGGCTTCCTTGCGTGGTCTGCTCCTGGTTACCCGACCGACTTTGTTGGTGGATCGCAGGGGTCACTCTACGTTGGCGCGACCCAGATCACGAACCAGAAGATCGTCAAGGGCTTCCCGTTGCGTGGCGGCGGCGGCTACAGCCCGAACGGCCTCTACTGGAGCATCGACTCGCTGGTGCGGGCGACCTTCATTGGGGTACCAAACGGCACGTTCCAGTTCGACCAGATCACGACCCAGTCGTCGATCCTAAGTGACCGCTGCGTAATCGAGAACGACGGCACCTTCTACTGGGCCGGTGTTGATCGGTTCCTGCAGTACAACGGCGTGATCCAGGAGATTCAGAACGACAAGAACCTGAACTGGTTCTTCGACAACATCAACACCGCCTACGCCGGCAAGAGCTTCGCGATGAAGATCCCACGCTACGGCGAGATATGGTGGTGCGCGCCCCTCTTTGGCGCCACGGAGCCGAACTGGGCGGTGATCTATAACTTCCGCGAGAAGGCCTGGTACGACACCGTCCTGCCGCCGGACTTCCGCAGCTCCGGGCTGCACGCCGACAACTTCGTCGGCAACATCATGGGCAGCCCCACCCCGTACACCTACAACACCACGAATTCAAGCGGGACCCCAATTGTTGCGACCGCCTACAACCTGTGGCAGCACGAGCAGGGCACAGACAAGATCACCGGCACCGCCTACGCTGCCGTGCTGTCGTACTTCACGACCGCCCCGATCACGAGCTTCGACTCGGACCCGCCCCACGACGATGGCGTGACGCTCGGTATCCTGCAGCCGGACTTCATACAGACCGGCGCGATGACCTGCAACGTCCTTAAGCGCAACAACGCCAACGACCAGGTCTACACCGGCTCCAGCGTCACGCTGAACGACCCGGCTACCGTGCAGACCGCCGCGACATCTATCGGCCAGATATCGCCACTCAAGGACACCGCGAAGATCATCTCGCTCCAGTTCGTATCCAACGTCATCGGCGGCAACTACCAGGCCGGGCGGATTATGCTGGAGGTCGACAGCGACGGCGGCAGAGACACCTAGGCCATGCAGATCCCGAACCCGTACGGGATGGACGTCCTGGACTGGGCGAGTGCGACGGTGTACTCACTCACGAACTACGTCAACATAGCGCCCCTCGAAGATCCCAGTCAGTGGCAATCATGGGGACAGCTTCTGGTCAATAGCCCCACGCTCGGGCTCCTCGCGCCGCCTAACCCCTACGATTTCACGGACTGGGTACCGTGGGCGCAGCGCGTCTCTGACGCACTCGCGAGCGCGACCGGCGCCAGCAACTACGGGCCCGTCGTGCCGTCCGGGTTCGCATTTCTAACAACCGCGAGCGGGGACGCTCTACAGACCGCATCAGGACAGACGATCATCATCGCAGTCGCCCAACCAAATGCCTAATTACACGCCAGTCCGCATAGGTCCTAATCCGCCCCAGGGGTTGCCGGTACCCGCCGCCTTCACTGGTGGCGAGCAGATTCCTATGGACCAGCCTACTGGCGCGATCCCGCCGTGGCTAACGTGTAAGGCGTCCCTGACATCACTCGCTACTTGGTTCGGGACGAGCGGTGGGTTGATCAGCTCAATCGTAGGCACTGCGAACGAGATCGCGGTATCGACTGTCGCTGGTGTGGCGACGCTGAGCTTCCCGACGAACGGCTTGGTGTACTCACCTGCGGCTGGATCGGTTGGTTTTTTGATCCACGCCGCAGCGGGCAGCTTCGGCATGGAAGTGATAAGTAACAACGCCGCTGGCACGTCTGATGGTCTGTACGTACAGGCTGGTACGAACAACACTGACTTCAATAGTTACTTCGTAAACTCCACTGGCGGTACTCTCTTCGGCGCGATCATCGGCGACGGCGGCTTAGTATGGGGCGGCCTCGCGGGATCCGTCTCACGCGGCGTCGGCACTATGACGCTATCGACAACTGGCGTCGGTACAGCGATACGTGTCGAGGCTGGGGCCCTCGCTGGAGGTGCCGCTGCGTTCCAGGCGGACAATTCTTCTGGCGCGTCTTTATACAATGCTGGAGCATTGAATGCCACGCTGACAATGAACAGCACTGGCGCGAACTACGGCACCATCGGGAACGTAACCCCCCAGGTGTGGGGGCTCGGTTCAGCGAACAATATCGGCCCGATGAGCACTGGCGGGACAGTGGCGCTACAGTGGGGCGCAAGTGGTGGTATCACCATACCAACCCCGATCATTTCGACGAATGCGCTGACTGTGAATGGAGCTGCCGGTTCCTATACGGCCCAGTTTAATGGCAGCAGCACCACCGGCAGTAGCTACGGCCCCATCATCGAGGCAGGTACAAACTCCAGCGACGAAGCGTTCCTGGTTTACTCCCAAAACTCAAGTTCTCTGTTCTTCCAGATCCGTGGCGACGGATTTATGGCGATTAACAACAACGGGATGACGATTGCGAATATCAGCGGTACCGCGATCCCGCTTGTTGTTGATGCCCCAGTGGGAAACTGGGGGGTTGAAGTTATTGGAAGCTCGACCGCAGGTAGCTCCTATGGGCTATTGATTGAAGCGGGCACAGGCACCGGCGACTATGCTTTATATGTCGGTAGCCAAGCTAATGCCCACCAGCTTTTTCAAGTTCGCGGCGACGGCAGCATCAACTGCTACAACCCGACGGGCGGCTTCCTTGGTGCTGGCACGATCAATGTTTCTGGTGGATACTACATCAACGGTGTGGCGATTGTTTCTACCGGCACCTTCACGGCGACATTCGCATGCGGTGGCGCAAGCCCCACTGGCACGGCACACTACAGTGTCGCCGGTAACTCGGTGACGATCACATGGCCTGCTGTGCTGGGTGCTGGGGGTGGCACCGCCTTGAGCATCAGCGGTATACCGGCCGCGATTCAGCCCGCGCGCGCCCAGTTCGTGCCACTCGGTTCCTCTGTTGTCGAGAATGGCGGCATCATCCCGGCCGGCGGCGGGTGTTTCGATATGCTCTTCAACGCATCATCTGGAACCGTAAATATCTACCTGGCCGGTAGCTCTTCGGCTTTCGCTGGCGCAACCAATCGCGGCTTCGCGAACGCCGTCTCGACCACATACCAGCTGTCCTAAATGTACACTCCACTCACCAATCAGCAGGCATACGACGCGCA